TTCTGCTTGTTAGCGTAAATTTTACTTCCAGCAGAAACGGCTAGTTTAATTGCCGAGAACCACATGTTAGTACCAAGTAGCCTTTACAGGTTTCTTATCTGCTCTCAAAGCTTTAGTGCCTTTAACTTCAACAATTTGTGATTCAGTAGGATTAGTAGTTTCAATAACAATACCACCTTGCTGCATACCATCTTTGTCTGCACCTAACTCAGGAATTACTTTTGGGTTTTTATTTTTTTTCATATATTCTCCTTATACTATCTTCTAGGTCCTTTCAAGATCCTAACGTCGGTTTGTTTCATCATATCATTAACCATTTTTGCGTCAATGCCCATCTGTGTTTTTTCCAAAGATGTGTCAGATCTTAGCTCTGCAAGCTCTTCATTCTGCTGCATTTTCTCATCAAACTGCTGTTGACCCATTAATTGTTTAGATTTTTCCATATTAATCTTTTCTTCTTCTTGTTCACGTTTTGCAGAGTCTTCCATGGCTCGTAAATCTAGTTCTCTTGCTTTTAATTTAGCAATTGGATCACCACCATACTCTCCCATGATTTTATTTTCTTCATCTTTGAATTCTCCAGTCATTTCTGCAATTAATTTTGCTTTTCTAGACTCTAAACTCATAGACATTTGCATAATTTGTTGTTGGTACTGCGGATCTTGTTGTAAAGCAGGATTTTGTTGTACCATTTGTTGCATTTGCATCAATTGTGCAATTTCTTCTCTAAATTCTACTTCTAATTGCTCTTGTGCCATTAGTGAAATGTGTTCAAAGATGTTTTTTTCTAATGCACCCATTACCGGTGGACTATTTCTAGCAATATTAGTCGCCATAAAGTTTAAATGGGTTGTAATATGCGCTTGATGGTCTTGTCCTTTGAAAGCTTGAAAAGGTTTTCCACTCATTGCAAGAATATTTTCTTGTGCAGGGTCCATTGGTTGTGGTTGTTGCGGTGGTGGTAAAATTTTATCAATATTTTTTACACCAATTGCAGAATACATAGAATGAAACGCTTCATACAAGTTGTGCATTTGTGGATTTGACTGTGCAAGTTGTAATTCTGTTTGTGCTAAACTAATTCTTTGCGATTGTGAAAAGATATTAGGGTCTGCAACAGGAATAATATCTACTTTGTCATCAAAATCTGCAACTTTAATATTTCTTTGTCCACCAACTACATCGTATGGGTACTCTTGAGGCATGTAAGTTTTAAAAACTCCTGCCAATAATTGAAATTCATTTTTCATCGCTACATACAATCTTTTATGTATGGCTGACATGACTCTTGAACCACGTTCTAGAAGAGCAATGGTCGTTCCAACAGCTGCTTGTTGGTTGCCGTCCCCGACCTGCATGTCAGCGATGGCGGCAAATCGTTGCCCTGCCGAAACCACAGTACCCATTAACTGCAATAATGTTGCAGAAGGTTCTTTAAATGGTAATGGCATAAATGCATCCTTGATACTTCCTCCAGGTGCATCAACATCTCTGAATTCTCCAGGTTGAATTGACTGTGCTTCGTCTCTTACTCTTATTCCTCTTTGTTTAAATCCTGCTGGTAAATTACTTAAAGTTCCTGCGTCCAATAACTGACGTAAAGCAGTAGTTGCTGTTCTAGACAGACCACCGATCATGTGTATTAATCCAAAGCCATAGAAACCCATTCCAGGTAAAAATTTAAAATGTACAAAATAGTCTTGTCTTTTCTTTTGTGGATCTTCAGCTTTAAAATTTCTTCTAATGGCTAAAACTTCTCTGCTACCTATTTCAATTGTAACAATGTATGGAAGTTTAATTCCTGTTGGTTCATTATCTGAATCCTTATCTTCAAAACCTTCTAAATCTAAATCAGTGTGTATTTCTAAAATAGTAAATGTATCTTCGTCTCTAGTTTTTTTAACACCTTCTAATTCTCGTTCTTTTTTCTCTACTTCTGTTTCTTGGTCATAGCCAGGAGTTATATCTACATCTTGATAAAAACCAGATACTTGTTTTTTTCTAACTTCGTTCTCTGACATTTTAATAACGTGAATAATAGACTCTGCATCTTCTAAAGAAGTTGCAGTATAGGGAACTACTAAATCATCCGCCGGTACAAATTTAGACACGGCTCTGCCAAGTAGTTCATCGTAATAAACCTTCTTGAACGCAGAGCCGGCAAGAGGGAGATAAAAAAGCATTTGATCGAACTCGGGTTCATACTCTTTCATCACATCCATGAGCTGATAGTTCATGAATTCTTTAACTCTGTTTGATTGATCTTCTCGGACTCTGTCTGCTAGTCCAATAATTCTTGTATGGACTGGACCATTAGCCGGTAATAATTCTTTGTAAGCTTGCGCTTGAAATTGTGTAACTGCTTCTGCAAGAACAGGATGCGTTGCACCACTTGCTCCTTGAAACGGTTGAGTTGGGTTTTCGTATTTAAATCCTAAAAGGTCTAAACCTTTTGTATAACTATCTTCCCAATCTTTTCTAGAAGATTTGTATTGCTCGTAATTTGCTACAAGATCAGATCCTAATCTACCTAAAACATCGTCAGGTAATAATTCTGCTAAGTTGTCAAAATGTGATTCGCCACCACCTGCATTAACTGCTTCTGGATCAAAATTAATTGTTGCTCCACCATCTTCTTCTTGAGTTACTTCAATATCTTCTGGACCTACTTGCTCTTCAATATTATTTTGTTGAGCCTCGACAATTTCTTCTTGTCCGGGTATGTTAATTTCAGTCTCTACGTTTGGTAGGGATTTGTCTATATCTGCCATTTATATTCTCCGAGTTCTTTATTGTTGTAGCTTGTTTTAACGGAACATTCAACCCCTGTGGGTCAGGTCCCTTAAGTGGTGGGATTGCATTAAATTTAACGTGTTGCATATTTGCAACAAGAGTTTTGTTTTTAACCGTCATCGAATAAACCTCTTCCTGCCTTTTTGTTTTGATACATTTCATATCCACTAATACCAGCAGATAATGCTAGACCCGGTAATCCAAATCTACGTGACACAGTTTTTAAAGTTGTAGGGCTAATACCCAATCTCATTGTTTTTGCAATCATAGGATTTAATCCACCTTTTGTTGCAAACTCAGTTGCAGGACCTGTAAAGGCTGCACCTAAATAGTTAAACGGGTTTGTTGCCATTTCTGTTAAGGAATCTCCTTGTTGTACTTGTTCTGCTAAATACAAAGGCTCAGTTGCAAGTAATCCAAGTGGTGAAGCGGTTGCAGATAATCCTCTACCTAAAGTTTTTAATGCAGTTTTAGTTATACCTGATTTTTTCGCACCTAATGCTCCACCTCTTACTGCATCGATTGTTGATGGTGCAACTGCTGCTGTTCCTGCTGCACTAGCTACACCTACTGCTGGAAGATAAGCATCTCCGATTGCTGGATTTTGTTCTGGTGTATCATCTAATGATCCTGTCACCATATCCATTAATAAATTTTTTTGTTGTTCTTCGTTTGACAAATAAGTTGTTGGATCGTCGTTCATAAATTGTTTAACAAAACCCGCGGCTACTGCACCACCTGCTGCAATCGCACCAAATTTACCGGCACCTCTTGTTAAAGGACTTTGTAAAAAACTTTTAGAAACATCTCTAATTTTACCCATGGGTCCTTGCATAGCATCATCAATATTAGATCCTATTTTAACCATATCAGAATTGTCTAAAGTTCTGACAGCTTTTTGTGCTTGAGCACAGGGTCCACCTTCTGCAAAAGCAATTCGACCACCATCTGCTCTAAGCAATGTACATTGCTTAGCCAGTTTAGATATTGCTTCGTATTTTTGGTTTTGTAAACCTCCTGCTAACATTTTATCAATTGAACCTACAATTGCATTCATTCTGGCAGGACTTAATTTCATTTTTTTAATATTTAATTCTGAAGTTTGAAACGCAATGTTTGCAGCTTCATTAACATCTTTTAACAAAGGTGTTACTTTTTTAAAACCTGCTTTTTGTTTTTGTAAACCAAGTTCTTGTAACGTCATATCAGAAGACATTTTACCTACGTCTGGAATTGTTCTACTTCCTGAAAGATTTGAAGACGGGGCCATTCTTTCTAATGTAATAGGGTCAAGTCTTCGAGCGGTGATTAAGCCGTCGGTTGCATATCCCATTAATTGTACCTCGGTATTTATTATTTTATCAATGTATTGTTTTAATGGTACCGGTCCTTTTGATTTTCCAAATTCTTTTTCTAATGCTAACTTAAATTTTTTTTGATCAAAACTATCTGGACCAGGACTAATGGTATACATACCATTAGGGTTACCTTTATATTTTTCAACAATTTTATTTATGTGCTTATTTAATGCTGTTCGATGTCTTTCAGCACCTTCTGCTCTTTTAAAACCTCCACCCAATAATTGGTTTAATTCTGAGGAACCATATCCCATTTCACCAATTCTAACTAATCCAGTTTTGTCCCCTAAGTGCATCTTATCAAGTAATGAACCTGTTTTACCTGTAATTTCCAAATCACCCATTTTTTTACCAGTTAAATATTCTTCCATATTTAAAGCACTTACTTTTCTTAACTTATTAGTAATGGTTCTTTGAACTTGTTCACCATCAAGTTTTATTTTTTCAGTAACATGAACGTTTGGTATTTTTTTTAAAACTTCTCTAAAAGCAGAAATATTTGTTGCCTTAGACGGAAGACCTGCATTTTCTAAAATTTGTTTTTTTGTACCTGATTTAGATTTATCTCCTTTAAAATTTTTATAATCTTCAATTAAATTTAAATATTTTGGAGTCACAGGTTGTAGGTTTTTTCTATCAATTAATTTTTCATCTCTAACAAGTTTTACTAACTGATTATTAGACCCTTCTGTTTTAGTATAGGGAAGGTTGTATTTACCGGAAGCTTTAACTAAAATGTCATCGGGATAATATCCTAATTTATTCCATTTTTTCATATCTTTTGATACTTCATCAAAAGCTTTTTTAATATTTGGGTTTGAGGGTTTAGATACAGGGTTATCAATACTTCTTCCAATCAGTCCCTCCATTTTAGTAATTAATTCTTTTTCTTTCTTTTTAGCATTAGCTAAACCTTTTACCGTTTCCGTTAAAACAATTCTTTTATCTTTAAAATTTGGAGCTCTTGCTAGTCTTACACTATAAGTCCCCGGTCGTGTTTTATACTCCTCTATAAATTTAGTTCCCGGTACTTTTTTTGTAGCAGCTTTTTCTCTTTGACTTAATTTAGCTGCTTCTTCATCCATCGGTATAATTTGTGGATTGTCTTTTAAATGTTTTGCTTTAAGATTTTTAGCTTCTTCTAATGAGTCTACTATTCTATACAGCGGAGCTTTTCCAAAAAACTCTACTCTGTATTTTACAGTACCTGTTGGGTAAGTTATTTTATATAAATTTTTTTCTAAAGTTGTTCGTACACCTGCAGCCATTAGACCTCCAGGATCTTAGCTAGTCCGCCTCGTGCAAAAGTTCTATTATATCTAAGACCCATGTTTTTATTTCCTTGATCATCTATTCCAGCACCTATATTAAAATTACCCTTGTTATAATTAAGGTTTAATGATTTTGTTCCGTCAAGATCTCCATAAGCATTTATATCAACTGGTCCAATGTTACCCGAATAAGTTATATCTCCCATCAAATTACCTTCTTTCAAAGATTCTTCAGCATCTAATAGTGCTCGAAGTCTATTATTTCTTAACAATGCTTCTAAACCAAATTTTGTGGGTACTGCCCCTATAAGACTATCTTGCTGCGATACAGTACCTATTGTAAATGGTAATTTATTACTTTTGGTAGTAGTAGTATTATTGTTGTTACCGTTATTGTTGTTATCACTATTATTACCACCGCCAAACTGTGAATCAGAACCATCATTGGGGTTATTGCCACCTTCTCCTCCAGTATCCCCTGGTCCTGGAG